ATTACCAAAAATACAGCATCATATTGACATCTTTGTCTTTGCGTGTTATAAATATAGCTGACACAAGAAAAACACAAACACACACACAGAAAGGAGTTTTTATTATGTCAACTATCAAGTCAAAAAGCGGCTACGAAATACGTGCCGATCTACTAGGTTTAGCGAAAAACATCGCTGAATTCAACTACACAATCAAGCAACAAGAGTATGAGTACAGCCTGAGAAAAGAAGGCGAGCAAGTGGTCGCCGAGTTCAAGGCACCGGTAGTCACACCAGAAGACATCATTGACACAGCCAAGAAGTTCAATGACTTCGTGACCAACGGACAGAACTACAACGAGCAAGCCCAGGTGTTGGTTGAGAACGTGAAAAAGTTCAATGACAAGGTCCAGGAAAGTTTTAAACCTGAAACCATGCAGAAGAACGTTAAAGAATTTCAAGACAATGTTCAGAAATTCTATTCAGTGTTCACCAACGGTGTAGCTAAAAACTAATACCCAAAAAACGACCCACTGAGCTCGGCAACGGGCTTGGTGTGTAATAGAGGATCAAAAAATGTTACCGTACAACGAATGCGAAAATCGCTGGCTGAGTGGAGCTAAGAAAAATTTAAAAAAACACTGGATGGAATACGAACCCGTCTATGAAGTGTTGGCAGGCATCATAGTCATTGGCCTATTGGTGTTTGCTGTGGTCACCAGCATTTCAAGTTTTTTTTAAATAAGCAACTGTTATTGATCAACGAAAAAAGATAATTACAGCATGTTCAATCCAATGGACTTCTTTCCTAATTTTGTGCCTTCACAAACAGGACACCCTCGCAGTCTCAACACAGAGATAGCGCCCAATGCTGGCAACATGCAGGAATACACCTACGAGATGGAATGGATGGAGTGTCACTGGAATCACGTGTACCGATGCGTCGACATGGTCACCGCCTATTGGTATCCTTGGATAGACCGATCCGCTGTGCAAAAAATGTATTCTGATCTACACAATTAGATCAAGTATCGTCTGTAATTTTCCTTTTATTGATCTGTTATTGAGAGTGTTCCTCAATCCTGCATGAAGATTTTTTGGCCAGCATTCAAATGCACACCAGGCATAAGAATTGTGTTCCCCGTTCAACTTTGGCAGGAACTCCTCCGCCACGCAGATCACATAGGTGTTGAAGAAGAACTTCTGGTCATTGCTGGTGAATAGTTCCAATGGTATAACTTTCTTGAAAGAAGAGGTCAATCCAATTTCTTCCTGTATCTCTCTCTTGAGTCCTTCGAATGCGCTCTCTGTGTATTTGCTTCTGCCCCCGACCAGGGCCCACATGCCGCGAGTCTTGGCGTCATTGCGTTGTAGGAACAGGAATCTCTTGGTGTTCACTGCGTAGAACAACGCACCAGAACATATGATATTGTCTTGCATGATTTAATTATTATAGCACAAGTGTCCAACGGCCTGCAATATAGATACCTTCATAGCTTTTAACCCACGTGGTGCCAGTCCATTTGTACTGTATGCCGGTGTTGGAATTGGTAAGTCTCATTTCTGTGCTGTCCGGATCGCTGGCGTCCCACACCACCACCCATTTTCCTGTGGAAGAGTTATATTCTATGATGTCGTTGGTGCTGGCCCCCCTGCCTTGCATGATACCCCAGGGCCAATCCACTGTATTAGCACTGTCACCCATGTCATTGACTATGATATATCTTGTGCCATCGGCTGGTGACAGCCCAGGATTGAATGTCAATGGATTGATGATTTTATCAATTGTGCCCCTGGTGTTGCTGGGACGTCTATCAGTGACAAATTCAGTGTTCTTCAAAGCGGTCAATGTGTCAGTGTCGAGTGTGTATAACAATATACTTTCGTCCAGGGGATTTACACTCACAGTGCCAACAAGCTCATACCCATTGTCCTGCTCCAATTTGATTTGGCTGAGGCCGTTGGTGATCTTGCCGTATTGGTTCAACAATATGTTCCAATTCAATGGTGGGCCAAATGTGTCGAATGGATCTAAATTGGATGCGGCGTTGGCCCCTGAATAGAATCCGTCGCCTCCGGAACTAACATTAATGCCAGAGCTGCCCAGCAATCGCAATTGATTGCCAGTATACAGCAATGTGTAATTGTTTGGAGTAATATAGGATTTTGATATCAGTGTGCCGTCTATCAGTCCTTCTGCTATGCCACCGTCATCATCGTATACACTCATGATAATCTTTTGAATGATTCCTAGTTTGCTTACTTTCACAGGGGGGCTCAACCATATGGGCATGCTGAAGCTGATGGACGCCACGTCAATCTCTGTGTCGGCACCTATGGGGATGGATCTTGAACTATATGAGATATTTTTAAGTTCGATGTAGCTCAGGCTGGTCCAGTCGATATAGTTGTCACTCTTTTGTATTTCAAAGTCGGGATTGAATAGATATAGGATCTGCTCCAATATCTGCAATTTCATGTCTGTGTTGGTCGTGTATATGTCTGCATTGACATTCAATCTGAAAGGACTAGGCATGACCTTTTCTATGGTATAGCCGGCACCCAGCTTGTCCTCATATTGGCCAGTGGCCTCATTATAACTTCTTTCCTTGAGATGCTGTTTCTCTATGTGATAGGGATTCTGCATCCTGTCTCGATCATATTCCAGCGCAGTGATGTAGGCCGCTATCTTTGGGGCCGCCTGCAGTGCGTTCTCACTGTTGTTCCTGATGATGTTGGCCACCTGGCGAGTCATGTCACCATAGGTCACTGGCACCTGTCTCAGTTGCACCACACCATCTCGTCCTTTGCCCAGCTCAATGGAAAAATTGCTCAGCACTCGAATGAACTGAGTCATGAATTTCCTAATCTGGCCGTCGTAGAAATGAAGCATTAGTTGTCCGCCTTGGGTTTGAGAGCATTGCTTAATGTCTGCCGTTGATCAACGGTTAATCCATTGATAGTGGTGCTGGAGCTGTTGTTGACGAAACCAGTTTTAAATGTATTTCTAGAGTCATTGTTGGTGGTGGTCAATCTCACACTGTCCTCAACTTTGATCCATCTGATTCCATCATAGCGGAACAATCTATTTGGTAAGAAATCCAATCTCAGGAAATAATCATTTTTATTAACATTTGATGTGGGAAAGCTGGTTCCGGCTCCTGCCACATATCCATTGGGTGGCACGCCGTCTCCATTATAATAGAAGCCGTAGTGGCTGCTGGCGGGAGTATCCACGACTGCATTAATGGGTTGGTCTGAAGATATGGAACTAGTGGTGTTGACTCCATCTATTCTCACATTGCCTCTCTCGTCTATGGGCGTGACATAAAATTGCTTGTAATTGAATCCAGATTTTGGAGCATCTGCTTCCGCTTGGCTGACAATGGCATCATTTATTTCTCTTTCCTTGTTGTAAGTGCTCATGTAACTGGCAAGAGATCCATCCGCGGTGGCGTCTCCAAGTATGTCTCTGAATTCCTGGCTGTCCACCATTGTCTTTAATTTTAATCTCAACAGATGCGGCCAGTACGTGGGAGAAAATCCCTCTGCTGACCTATTGACATCTTCGACTACATAAAATCTCTTCAGGGCTATTGGTATGCTGGCATCCAGGCTGTAATCATCTTTCAAATTGGGAAATTCCACCACGTCACCTGACATGGGTTTCCTGCCCAATCTCTCCACCACGTCATTGAGATGCACTGTCAAAAACAATGTATCATTCTGCAGGAACATGCCAAATTGGCTGAGATTGAAGTCAGTGTCCTGCACGTTGTATATGCCCCTGATGGTGTATATGTCAGCGTCATATTTGCGATCTCTATTTTCTAGAAACAACAGATCCTGTATGGTTCTCTCGCCCAGGGTGCTGGATGCCGGCAGCGTGGCGCTGGCGGGTCCATCCTTGTTGGTGGCACCTTGATCGTAGGTTCCTATGTACTTGTGGAGGAATATGTCCACTCCGCCCACTTGGAACATCTCATTTATGGTGCGATCAAAGAACCTGTAATCGTTGCCCTTTTCCGGCTTGTATATTGATAAACGTGGCATACTAACCATATTTATAGAAAACACTGCGGCCATAAATATCCATATGTCAGAGCTGCAAACAGGACAACAAGAAATTTTCGACTACGTCAAGACCAACCTAGGGGATGGCATGATCGACGTGGAATTGGACCCAAAACACTATCAAACGGCACTGGAAAGGGCGATCAATCGCTACAGGCAGAGATCTAGCAACGCAGTGGAAGAAAGCTATGCTTTTTTGGACCTGCAGATGAATCAGAACAAATACATTTTGCCCAACGAGATCATCAACGTCAGGGAGATATCAAGAGCCACGGTGGGATCACGCAGCGATGGACAGGGAGGCACATTGTTTGAGCCTTTCAACCTGGCCTACACCAATACCTATCTGTTGAGAGCAGGAGCGGCGGGCGGCCTGGCGACCTATTACGCCTTCGCCTCATACCAAGAATTAGTGGGCAAGATGTTTGGATCATTCGTACAACATCATTATGACAACGCGACCAAGACCCTGACCATCACGCAGCGTCCCAGAGTGGACACAGAACGGGTGCTGCTGCACACTGACAATTTCAGACCCGACATCACTCTCATGAAAGACATCTACAGCAAACCATGGATCAGAGACTACGCACTGGCGGTATGCAAGATTATGCTGGGAGAGGCCAGAGGAAAGTTTGGAACCATCGCTGGTCCACAGGGAGGCACCAGCCTCAACGGCGAAACGCTGAGACAGGACGGCATGGCCATGATGGAGAAACTGGACCAAGAGATTAACAATTTCGTGGACGGCGGCATGCCAACTAGTTTTATTATAGGTTAATTCTTTTAAACTTCAGATTAAATATATTTGATTATGGCTGATATAGGCATCAAGAAAATTCGAGACCTCACACTGGATGAACTGGAAGATCTAGTTACCGCGCTGGAAAACATGACCAAAGTTGCGGACAAGCACGCAATGCGTGAACAAATATTGAAAACAGTTGTAAAAGTCAAGCAAGAGATTGCAAAAAGATTAAAAAACATGTAATATAAACCTATGCTGATAGGATTGGTAGGATTGATTGGATCTGGCAAGGACACCGTGGCGGATTTCTTGGTAAAGGATCATGGATTCAAGCGAGACAGTTTTGCAAGGTCATTGAAGGATGCCGTCAGCGCAATATTTGGATGGGATAGGCAATTGTTGGAAGGAGCCACACAGGAAAGCAGAATGTGGAGGGAGAGGATCGATCCCTACTGGAGCAACAAAATGAACAGGACTATCACGCCAAGGTACGTGCTGCAATATTGGGGCACTGAGATAATGCGCGGCTGCTTCCATGACAACATCTGGATAGATTCTTTCATTTCTCGATATGACGGTGGCAAGATAGTGATCAGCGACACTAGATTCATAAACGAGATCAGCACTATCAGGCAGCTAAAAGGCAAGGTTGTGTTGGTGCGTAGGGGTGCCATACCCACGCAGGCAGAGATGCAGGAAAAATCAGTGCATCAAAGCGAATGGGACTGGATCGGACAGCAGTTTGATGATGAGATAGATAACTCTGGAAATCTTGCTGAGCTGAAAATACAGGTGGATACAATGATCAATCGTCTACTTCCAACTCACCAATAGACCAACCAAGTTCCTGTGTGCTTTTAAGTCTTTGGCAATTAGCACATATAGTTTTTAAATTATAGATTGATGAATTGTTTCTGTTTCCATCAACATGAAATACATCCATCTGTTGCTCATTTACTGATTTAAATCCACACAATTCACAGCGAGTTTTCTTGCGATATCCCGACACAAACCAGCGTGCAGGCCCAGTCACTTTCAGGTTATGTTGCTTGCGTATGCAGGTGTCGCATTGGCTGCGCCAATATATTTTGGAGCCTTTGCGATAGCCATAGGCTCTGGGTTTGCTCCTGCAGGTGATACACAAGGGTCTTTTCATAACAGTATTTACGTGCCCTATATAGGCACCAAAAATGTCAATATAACACCTAAAAAACAGCGCAGAACAATAAATAAGTCAAGTTACACTTGCAAGGAGAATATAAAATGGCATTAACATCACCAGGCGTAGAAGTCACAGTAATAAATGAGAGTTTCTATGTATCATCAGATGCGGGCACAACTCCGCTTATTATTATCGCATCAGCACAAGACAAATTAAATGGAGCCGGCACTGGCGTGGCGTCGGGAACCAGAACAAGCAATGCCAATAATGTATTCCTTGTGTCTTCACAAAGAGAGCTTACAGAAACTTTTGGTGATCCAAAATTTTACACAGATGCAGGAGGTAATTCATTAAATGGTTATGAGCTCAATGAGTACGGGCTGCAAGCAGCTTATTCTTTCCTTGGCATAGCAAATAGGGCATTCATACTTAGAGCCAACGTTGATCTAGCACAGTTGATTGGCAGCACAGTGGCGCCTTCGGCCAGACCCGACAACAACAGTTACTGGTTTGATCTGGGCTCAACGAAACCGGGAATATTTGAATGGTCTCAATCTAATCAGGAATTCACAACCATTGATCCAATATACATCACGTCGACCAGCGACTTGGTTGGTGAGATTACCTCTGGCATTCCAAAGACCTCTATAGGTTCTATAGGAAACTACGCGATAAACGTGACCAACAATTCAAACAAGATATACTACAAGAACAGTTCCAACGCATGGGTGCAGGTTGGATCGGCAGCTTGGTCCGGTGGCACTAAATTATTACAAATTTCATCACATGCGTCAAGGCCAGAATGGAAGACCGCGGAGACCAACGCACCAACGGGATCGGTTTGGTACAAGATAACCACTCCAAATGCAGGCGCTGATGTGGTCGTTAAAAAATACAATGCAAACACAGGAACCTTCTCAGTGATAGACGCTCCTTACTACGCAAACAACCACACGGCCATTTACAACCTGGATCCTATTAATGGTGGTAGCGGCATAGCAGCGGGCACATTGTACACACAATTCAATGCTGCTGAGCAATCAACGCTGGGAGCTTTTGACATCACTCCTACACTGTTGGATTTCACGATATTCAAATACGAAGGTGGTGCAACTTCAATAGTTTCAAAAACTACTTCTCCCTCTTTCACCAACGGTCATCAATTTGTAATACTGGAAACCATTAAAGGTTCTAGCTCTCTGCAATGGGATCAATCAACAAAGGTCACATTAAATGGCACTGGTGCAGATGATTTCGTGGCAGCTATCAGCGCTGCGGGATTTACAAATATTTCTGCAACTAAACTTTCAACAGGTGCTATTAAAATTACTCATGCACTGGGTGGTGATTTCAGAATGTTCGACGTTGGCGCAGGCACAGCTCTAGCTAATGCAGGATTTGGAACAGCAAACGCACATCCATATGGTGACTACACAGCCAACTCTGCAACCAAAGTGGACAACTTATATGTGGCTC